GGTTGGTAGCCCACTTGACGCAGTCGCGGTTCTTGCCTGGACCTTCCAGGAAAGAATGCCTTTCGTCAGTGGTGGAGCTGAAAGATCGACTGACAGGACCTAGACCAGACGGTACCCAATGGGTGACCGCCGTAGACCAGTTCGCGTCAGTAGAACTCGCTTGCCAAACGGTAGGACTCGAAAACCGTGAATCACGGTACGCGAAGGATGTGACACGGTCGCACCTCTCGCTTTCGAATTCTGCGTGCTTGGAATATACGCAAAAGAGGGTGGTAAGCTCTCCATACTATGGGGTGACTTCAAGGAGTTCATGGAATCCAAGATCTCCGACCACTTCAAAATCGCGCTAAAAGAGGACGAAGAACTCTTCCGTATGCAAGGATTCCTTGCTACGGTTCAGCGCTCCGTTGCTCAATATAGCCGGAAAAGGCCCAGCCCCGAGGTAGAATCGCCAATGGAGATCTACACTCGCGGCCGGTTCCTGCACCGGGCTAGACTTCTCAAGAGAATCCAGGATGCTCCCATGGGGAGGATACCGAACGGAATCTCTCAGAAGGACCTCTACAACCTCTACCATCCGGAACTTCCGGAAGTGTTCCAGGAACACTCGTTACTGGCTGCGTATTTACCATCGGGATTCCCGATGAGCAACGTAGAAGAGGCGTATAGGATCGCTCGAATCAATCTCGAATCTCGAATTGAAAGAAAGCGTAAGGAGCAGACCGGGGTCTTAGACGCCATTGGCAACGAAGTATATCCCGCGCAGTATATCGACCTTCCAATTTGGCAGGCCGCGTACTTATCTGAACCTTTAGAAGCATCTGCCTTTCGCGAGCCTCTACCACTAGTAGATGCCGACGGAGACAAGATACTTGACCTACGAGCAGGAGTTGACAGCCGATTCGGCATGCTTCTCTTCCTGTGGTCGGAGGTAAAATACCGAGAATGGACGGCCAATGGCCGGTTACCGCTTCCAGTGGACCCGGTACCCATCTCGGAACCTGGAGTGAAAGCCAGGATTGCAACCAAATCACTGATCTGGATCAACCTGTACTTATCACCCGCCAGTCACCTCATCAAGGAAACGATGCTGTCGATTCCGGGATGTAGGACTGGATTGAAAGGCTCGGACCATGCGTGGAACTTCGAAGCGTCCTTTGGACGGCATGCGAGTTCCTGGCGTAAGATTGAAGCAATCTCGACGTCAGATCTAACGGCAGCCACTGACTGGTT